GAGGTCGAGGCCCTGCTCGACCGCTTCCCGCGCCTGCGCGAGCGGGCGGGCAGCCGCGCCGGCCTGCTCTCGGGCGGGGAGCAGCAGATGCTGGCGATCGCCCGCGGGATGATGGCGCATCCGCGCATCCTCCTGCTCGACGAGCCCTCCCTCGGGCTCGCCCCGGCGATCATCAACAGCCTCTACGCGACCGTGGCCGAGTTGCGCGACCAGGGCACGACGATCCTCATCGTCGATCAGATGGCCGCGCTGGCGCTGACCGTGGCCGACCGCGGCTACGTCCTGGAGCAGGGGCGCGTCGCCGCGGAGGGCACGGCAGCGGAGCTCAAGGCGGACGAGGCCCTTGAGGCCGCCTATCTCGGGGCGGCGTGACGGTGCACGCGCCCCACAACAACAGGATCGAGACCATCCCCGTGATGACATCGGCGCCGCCCCCTGCCGGCCATGGCCGCTACGCCTATTCCGCCCTGCCGGACCGCCCGGTCTACGACTGGCCGGGTGGAAAACGCCTCGCGGTCTACCTCGCGCTCAACCTCGAAACCTTCGCGTTCGGTGACGGCCTCGGCGCCGAGCTGGCGCCGGGTGGGCCGCAGCCGGACGTTCTCAATTATGCCTGGCGCGATTGGGGCAACCGGGTCGGCGCGTGGCGCATCCGCGACATGCTCGACGACCTACGGATGCCTGCGAGCATCCTCGTGAACAGCCGGATCTACCGGGACTGTCCGGGCCTGATCGAAGCTTTCCGCGCCCGCGGCGACGAGATCGTCGGGCATGGCCGCAGCAATGCTGAGCGGCAGGGCACCCTCTCGGAGGCCGAGGAGCGCGCCCTCATCGCCGAGGCCACCGCCGTGCTGACGCGGGAGGAGGGCGGGGCGCCGACGGGCTGGCTCGGCCCCTGGATCTCGCAATCGCGGCTCACGCCGGACCTGCTCGCCGAGGCGGGCTACCGCTACCTGCTCGATTGGTGCCACGACGACCAGCCGACGTGGTTCGCGACGCGGAACGGTGGGCGCATCCTCTCGGTGCCCTATCCGCAGGAACTCAACGACATCCCGGCGATCGTCGCCCGCAAGGACACGGGACGCGCCTTCGCCGAGGCCATCACCGATGCCTTCGAGGAGATGCTGGAGCAGTCGCACCGCGCGCCGCTGGTCATGGGCATCGCGCTCCACCCCTACATCGTCGGCCAGCCGCACCGCTTACGCCCCCTGCGGCAGGCGCTCGAACGGATCGCCGGGCATCGCGACACGGTGTGGTTCACCACGGCCGGGGCGATCGCGGCGCACGCCGCCGAATTGCCGGAGTAGCGGCACCGTGCCGCCGGCCTCAGGCATCCCCGGGCGGCGGCCGCTTGCTCCGCCCGAGCGGAAGCCCCGGAGGCACGGTCATGGATCGTAGCGAAAACCCTCACCATCCCGCGTCGGCTGGTTCGCGGCGCGCACTTCTCCTGACCTCTGCGGCTGCCCTGGGGGCGACGACCATGCCGAGCCGTCTCTTCGCCGAAGCGAGCGCCCCGCGCCGCGCTCTCGCCCAGTCCCGCCAGGGCATGGTGACGAGCCCGCACGAACTCGCCAGCGAAACCGGGCGGGAGGTGCTGCGGGCAGGCGGCAATGCCATCGAGGCGGCGATCGCCATCAACGCCACCCTCTGCGTGACCTACCCGCATTTCTGCGGTTTGGGCGGTGACGCGTTCATGATCGTCAGCGATCGCAACGGCGCCAGCTTCACCCTGTCCGGCATCGGGCAGGCGGCGTCGAAGCTGCCGGAGGACGGACGGCCGATTCCACTGCGCGGACCCGGCTCGGCGATCACCGCCGCGGCCGCCGTCGATACCTGGGAGCAAGCCTTCACCTACAGCCAGCGGGCCTGGGGCGGGCGGCAATCCTGGAAGGGGCTGTTCCAGCGCGCGATCACCTATGCGGCAGAGGGCTTTCCCCTGACTCCGTCGCAACGCTTCTGGGCGAACTTCCGCGCCAAGGAGATCGGCAACTGGCCCGATATCGTGCGCGTGTTCACCGCCGAAGGCCGCATCCCGGAGGCCGGGGAGACGTTTCGGCAGCCCGATCTCGCCCGCACACTGACGATGCTCGCGGAGAATGGTGGCCGCGACTTCTACGAGGGCGAGTTGGCCCATCGGATCGCGCACGGCCTGCAACAGGCGGGCTCGCCGCTGACGGCGGATGACCTCGCCCGTTGCCGGGCGCGCAACGAGAGCGCGCTGCGCGTGCCCTACCGGGGCGGGGAGCTCATCAGCTTGCGCCCGCCGACGCAGGGCCTCACCACCCTCGAGATCATGGGCGTTCTTGACCGCTTCGACGTGGCTTCCCTTCCCCAGGGCAGCGCCGATTATTACCACCTCCTCGTCGAAGCGGTGAAGCTGGCCTTCATCGACCGCAACCGCTTCATCGCCGATCCCGATTTCGTCGATGTGCCCGTCGAGCGGCTGCTATCGGCCTCGCACCTCGACGCGCAGGCCCGGAGCATCGATCCGCGCAAGGCTGCGCCCTGGCCCCATGTCTTCAAGACGGGGGATACCGTCTTCATCGGAGCGGCCGACCGGGACGGCAATTGTGTCAGCTTGCTGCAGACGGTCTTTTTCGATTGGGGCAGTGGCGTCGTCGCGGGCGATACTGGCATCCTCTGGCACAATCGCGGTGCGTCCTTCAGCGTGGACGCTGACAGCATCAACGTGCTGCGCCCCGGAAAGCGCCCGTTCCACACGCTCAATCCCGGCATGTACTTCAAGAACGGCCGTCCGAAATTGCTGTACGGAACACAGGGCGCGGATGGGCAACCCCAGACCCTGTCGGCGGTGCTGACGCGCCTGATCGATTACGGGATGGACCCGCTCACCGCCCTCGCACGCCCTCGGTTCCTTCTGGGCAAGACCTTCTCAGACAGCCGCGACAGCCTAAAGCTCGAACTCGATGCGGGTCAGGCCGTGTTCGAAGAGCTGAAGGCGCGAGGGCACGAGATCAGCCCCATCCCTGCTCAGAGCCCCCTGGCTGGCCATCCAGGCGCGATCCGCATCGAGGATGACGGCCGCTTCGTCGGCGCCCACGATCCGCGGAGTGATGGCGTGGCTCTCGGCCTTTAATCAGAATGCTGATTGCCTCGACGCCGGTCCGTCAACGAGTACAGGCTACATTCTGCGTAGCGCCGGAAAGAGTAAGATTATCTATTTATCGACAAATTTTGCTGAAAAAAAATTGTTTATTTAAGATTCAAATCTATTTTTGTAATTCTGTTTTAGATATTGAAGACCAGAATTCGATCATTCTTCTTCAGATACGTTTTAGGCACCGCCTTCACATGCTGCCTGTGCCTTCCAGACCAGCGGGCAGGGCGTAAGACGACACGCTTGTCACCGGCAAATCGACGCTGTTCAGCGGGACGCACCGTAGTATGTCACTGTAGAGACTTATGCCAAGACCGAAATCTACGATTCCAGGCTCAATCGCTTAAAGATGTAGGAGGAGAAAAACTGCTCGCCAATCTTTCTATTGCTTATGCCGTCATCGGTTCAGTAAGCATTCGGCTGGCTGGGTGTCTGAGGGAGTTTGGTGGGCGCACTAGGGTTCAAACCTAGGACCCGCTGATTAAGAGGCACTGCCAAGCCATTGATCCTACGGCGAAGCGTTGGAGCGAGAGGCCCGTTCCGCAGGGACGTTGGAACAGCTACCTTCGGCGCCATGGCTGATTCCTGCCCCACCGTCGGCGAACTCATCAAGGCCAACGTCGTCACTCATGATGATGTGAACGCGTTGATCGATGCGGTGCTCGACGGCCGGATGGAGGAGCAGGCTGACCTCGGCGAAGGCTACGCACTCGACGTGGCGACTGCTGTGAAGGCAAACGCCTTCGCCACCGCTGTCCTGCAAGATAAGACAAGCACAAAGGGCGCTAGGCGCACAGCCGTCCGCACAGCGATCCTGTTGGCGCGAGCCCAGAAGGCGTGAGCATGCGCACCATCGTCGAGATCGACAACGGTAGCGCCATAGGCATCCGCAATGGTGAACAGGAAGTGGCCGACCTGCTGGCCCGAGCGCTCATAACTGGAAGCGACGCGGCTTAGGACAAGCTGCGGCCATATGGGATCCAGCGCATCGTCGAGCGTCACCCGACCGAGCAGGCGAAGATCGTCGTCGGCGAGCACGGGATCGCGATCTGGTAGGCCAAAAACGAAAAACCCCGCGCGTCTGGTACCGGATGGCCTTGGTAGGGTCAGCAGATGCGAGGCGATCGGCATCGAGGCAGACCGGACCTCATTCGGCAACCTAATCGGCTATCGCGGCGTTCCAGGCACCCCAGTTGGCATGCCGATTTGCGAGTTCGTCGGTCGGGCGCGGGAGGCTCGATGTTCCCCTTGGACTATACCATCGAAAAGAGCGCCAACGGCGAGTTCATCGTAAAGGTTGGCGAGGACGTGGCAGGCCACGTGTCCGAGGATGCTGAGTACCCGGGGCTCTGAGTTCTCCAGGATGCCGACGGCCACTTCATGGCTCTGCATCACGACCGAGAAAACGGGGCTGCGTTCCTAGCCATGTGGTTTGCGGCAGAAGAGGAGGGGCAGCCGTGACTGACCCCGAACGCTCTGCCGCCGAGATGCGCGGCCTGCTCCGGTTCGCGCATGGGCTTGGCCTCGACGAGGAGACCGTGCGGGAGATCTACCAGACCGTCGGGGAAGACGCTGCGGAAGTCGTCGTCGGCGATGACCACCGCATGGCCTAGGTGCGGAAGCGAATGCTCGTTGCGGCCAACTGACTAGAGGCATCGCCGAGCGAGACATGCAGACCTACTTCGTATCTCTCTAACAACGAATTTTACAAAAGGATGCGAGCATGGCCATTAGAATGGAAGGCGGTACTTTTGAAGATGTAGAGACCATCTATAGAGGCCCTGACCACATCGACGTGATAATATCGAATACAAAAATGACACGAGCAGGAACCGTTTTCGACATTCAAAATAGCAGCACACAAATGGTTACGTCTCTACAGGTCCCACAAGGCATAACTCGCGAAGAGGTTCTACAGCTAATCGAGACCAGCAAGAATGCTTTGACGCAGGGGCATGACCCAGTGGCCGCGATTTCGAAATCGAGAGCCTGGGAACGATGGGCAGGGCTTGGTGCAGATTTAGTTACAATTGCAAAGCCGATAGCATAATTCGCGATAACGTTGATGCCGGAATGACATAGGCCGCGACTTGTCGGCCAAGCGGGCTGCTCACGAGACTGTTGAGCTGGGCGCCTGTGGAAGCGCCCCGGCTCAATCACCATCGTTGGTGCGAATCAGACGATGGACCTATCGATGTTGCCTAAAAAGACCCTGACCCGCAATCGGTTCGGGCAAGTTAGTCGAGCGGCTTCTTCTTAAACGGCAGGAAATCCCACACGTTCACGGCAACAATAAAAATTGCCAGGAACGCCAGCGCCGCAAAGAAGAACCACTGAGGCACCATGTCTAACGACGACCTTCTATGGTATGCCAATTTTGCGAACATCATCGCGATCATATCGGCATTAGTTGCCAGCTTCTGGCTATGGCGTTTAACCCTGAGTCAGGAAGCTGGGGTCGACCATCCGAACCTGCGGCGACTTGCTGGCCGCCTTCAATTAATCTTTATGGCGCTGGCGGCTGGGGCAACCTTTGCGCTGTGGCAGTACTCGCTGGCCGCCACAAGGGAAGCTGACGCAAGAATTGCCGAAGCTGGTTCTACAGCGGGAAAAGCCCTAAGAGAAGCCAGCGATGCCAATGAGCGGGCCGCGGTCGCGGAGAAGCAAGCCGCCGAATTCTGCCTAATTGTTGAGAGACTGCGACAGGGCAGAAAGCTTAGCGAAGGCGCTCGGCTCTTTATGAGCCAAGTCTGTTCCAAGTTTTCAGGGACCGATTTTGATCTCGCAGTAAATCCTGGTGATCAGGAGGCTCGAGATTTTATGATTTCTCTGGCTAATAGTCTAGTTCGATCTGGCTGGTCTGCCAAAAACTTATAATGAAAATACAATAAGGTATAATATGACTAACGGCACTCAATTTTGAGAGAATGTTGTTTCCGGGCTTGTCCTTTTGATACACAAAACGAGCGAGGAGAGGTTTCGTCCTGCTGCTGAGGCCTTACGCGACATTCTCAATCAATTCGGCATTAAGACGCGAATTGCGGTCGAGGATTGGAAAAGACTGCAAGATAGCGGCTCAGATCTCAGTACTGAAGTGCTGCACATCCAAGTCGGCAAGGACACGATACAAGTTCCTCCTCGTATGTTTTTGACGACGGAAAGTGTACGGAGTGGAGAACCAAAACCCCGCCGCGGCTGGGCCGGGCAGGGCTAGAGGAGGTGCCAGCTTGGGTCGGGCACTGGGGTAGGCGGGCAGGGAGTGCCGTTCAGTCCAGCGAATCTGCTGCGCGCTAGCGCAGCGCGCATCACCCCGTCTGTCACCCGTCAAGCCAACCTGCTCGCGGAACCTGACTACCGAAATCCGCCCATTGATCGGCGAACTTGTGCCAAGGCGCCTTGACGACCCTCGAAGCCGCCCAATCGTTTACCTGTGATGTTCCTCATCGATGTCTCGTCTTGGCCGGAGGAAGCCTCAATGGCCGACGAGGCAACTCCATCCAAGAAACTGATTATTCGGGGCATTTCAGTGCCATCGCTCAGTTTGATCGATGGGTGCAGGGATCGTGTCAGCATGAGGTGAACTCCTCGCGTCTCTAGAGATAAGCTGCGTGCAGCTGCACGGTTCCTTCTGCAAAAAATGCCGGAGCCGGAGCCGGGCCAACAGGAGAAGAACAGGGAGATCAGTCTGCTGCAGCGCATGTTGCAGACGGCGCCGTCGCCACCTCCTCCAACGTCTCGCATGCACGAAAAGCCCCGCGCGGCGGTGCCGGCGGGGCTGGGTAGGCGGTGCGATGTCGGGCGGGGTCAGCTCGGCGCCGGACCACCAAGGCCGAGCTCGCCCGTCCGCCACCAATCCCCAATGTAGGGCCGGGTCCGCTCGATTGCGGGGCCGATGTCCGGCCGAGTGGCGACGATGGCGCCGACCATGAACACAGCGGCCCCGACGCAGATGCCCAGCGCGATCCGGCTACGCCGCGGCACCTCGCCGTCGATCGATCCTGTGGCGGCGACGTGGAGCACGGCGGCCATCATCGAGAACAGCACGATCAGCGGTACGATCTCGGCGTTCAGGAGCCACTGCGGTGCGTCGGCGAGCCGGTAGATCGCGGCATAGACCGTCTGCGCAAGGTGCGAGAGGAACGACAGCCAGATGCCGACGATGAGGAAGTCGGCCTTGGTCGGCACCGGCCAGCGCACGGCCGCCCAGGCATCGCCCGCATAGGCGTAGACGACCACGCTGTAGAATGCCGCAGCAAGGATGCGCGTGGCCACGATCATATCGGCGTTCGGGACGAAGACGTTGACGATCTGGTAGCCCACGATGAGCAGGAGGGCCGTCAGGTAGAGGACCTGCCGGATGTCGCTCGGTCCCGTCGTTGTAGATCACCGCGCCTGCTCCTCGGCCCTGTGGGCTCGTTCGTCCATCTGTCGGATGGTGGCCTCGACCACCGGGCGCACGTCGCTCGAGAGATGCCCGCGCCCGCGGTGGCGCAGGCGCTCGGCGGACCGCTCCTTGAGAGCGCCGACCACCGCCTCGACCTGCTCGCGGTTTTCGTCCGCAGCGCGCACCGTTTCCTCGGCGGCACTTGCCGTCCGGCGCTGGGCTTGGATTTTCTGCGCGAGCACGGCATCGAATCGAGTGGGGTCAAGCGGCGCGGGCGGGCGCGGTGAGAACCACGACATGATCCACCTCCGAATCATGAGCGCCCCCGGTCGAGCCGCTGCGTGACAGCGGCGATGCCGGTCAGGATGTTAACGGCGGTGTGCCGCGCCTCCTGTGCTGCGAGTTCGACCTGCTTGGTGAGGTCTTCGCTCGCGTCCTTGTTGGTATCCAGGGCGGTCTTCAGCCCTTCCAGGGCCTCGACGCATTTCTCGGCAGCGCCGGCCGCAGCCTGCTGCGCCAGCACCAGCTTTTCCCGCTCGGCGAGGCCGGCGGCATAGCTCGCCTTCAGGTCTTGGTAGAGGCTCCGCGCGACCCAGCATGCCGCGAGGAACAGGCCGATGAAGACGAGACACGTCGCACCGAGAACGCCCTGGTTCAGGTAGAACGTGGCGGTCTGGTCGATGACCGCCTGCGGGTTCGGCGCCTGCGCCAGGCCATCGGTGACGAGCACGGGTCAGCCTCGATCAGCGCCGGGTCATCTCGTCCATGCGTCGCAGCTCGTCGGCATCCACCGTGCCGGCGGCGATCTGCTCCTGCGCCGGGATGAGGACGGCCGCCTCGCTGGCAAGGTCGTCGAGGTCGAGCTTGCGAAAGATCCGGGCCGCGATGCCATCGGCGCCGCCTGCCGCCTTGATGACTGCGGCCGGCGCCGTGTCGATGACGTACTGCGTGCCCTTGGCGATGACCGGCACCGCCACGTTGACCGAGAGCGTCTTGCCCTTGGCCGCGCCTTTCACCGCGTTGAGGCCGAAGCCTACAGCCGCCTCGAGCATCATCTCCACCCGGCGCTGCGTCAGGAACAGGGCCGCCCATGGATAGACCTTGCGGATGGCCTGGATGACGTAGGCCGCGATGATCGGCAGGATCGGCTCGCGCAGGGACACGGCGAGCGCAACGAGCCAGTCGCCCCACGGGATCAGTACGGGCTTGTCACCCACGGTGGCGACCTCGGCGGCGTAGGCAGGAGACGCGACACAGGCGAGCGCCAGCGCCGCGAGCAGAAGCATGCGGGTCATTTTAGAGTGCTTTCGAGCGGTTGAGAGTGGTTGAGAGTGCGCGGCAGCCCGGCCGGCTCGAGTTGTCTCTCGCGATGCCGCCTCTGTGAGAGGCAGGCGCGGTTGGGTGCCGTCGGTGAGGGACTACGCCTCGCTCACGCCCGAGCGCGCCCCGGCGATCGTCGTCGGCAGCTTGTGCGCCGCCGGCAGCGGAACGTCGGCTGGCCAGCGGAACGCGGTGAACTCCTTGGGGGAAGGCAGCGACCGACCACGCATCGCCCTGGTTGCCCATGGATCCGGTGGCGGCAGCAGCAAGAGCGGCGGCGGCTCAGCGTCGAGCGCGCCCGACACGCTGTTCTCGACGGCGACCGTGCGCCTCGTCGATCTTCTCGGCGAGGGCGAGATCGTCGGTGTGCGCGGCGGGCTGAAAGGCATCTACCTCAACGATGTCCCGGTGCAGAACTCGGACGGCAGCTTCAACTTCAAGGGGCTGACCGCCGAGTTCCGCGTCGGCACGCCCGATCAGCCCTACATGGCCGGCTACCCGGACGTGCAGACGCCCAACAACGTCGGCATCAAGGTCACCGCAGCGACCCCGGTTACGGTCTCGATCTCCGACACGGACGTCGATCGCCTGCGCGTGACGATCCAAGTGCCGTCCCTGTTCCTGGCAAAGAGCGACGGGGCGGTCCGGGCGAACTCCGTCAGCTACCGTGTCGAGGCGCGCTACATCGGCGGCCAGTGGGTCAATGCGCTCGGTGACCAGACCATCACCGGCAAAACGACATCGGGCTATTTCCGTTCGCACGAGATCGCGCTGCCGATCAATCCGAGCGGCGCCTCTGCGCCCTGGCAGGTGCAGGTGATCCGCCTGTCGCCGGACACCGACGATTTCAACAACAGCCAGGCGAAGTTCACCAACCAGTCGGACCTCGTTTTCTACTCGACCACCTCAATCGTGGATGCGCGGTTCAGCTACCCGCATTCGGCCCTCGTCGGCCTGACCGCGCAGGCGGCCTCGTTCGGGTCGAGCGTGCCCGGCCGGACCTACCTCGTCGACGGTATCCTGATGCCGATTCCGTCGAACTACGATCCGGTCGCCCGCACCTACGCGGGGATCTGGGACGGCACCTTCAAGGAGGGGTTCAGCAACAACCCGGCCTGGGCGTTGAACCTGATCCTGCGCAACGACCGCTTCGGCCTCGGCGAGTTCATCGACACCGCCGCGATCGACAAGTGGTCGCTCTACGAGATCGGCCGCTACTGTGACGTGGCGGTCTCTGACAGCAAGGGCGGGCAGGAGCCGCGCTACGTCTTCAATGGCGTGATTTCCTCGCAGCAGGAGGCCTTCGAGCTGCTGCAGCTCATCGCCCAGGTGTTCCGTGGCACGGTCTACTGGTCATCGGGCACGGTGACGGCCGCGCAGGACCGCCCCGCCGACCCGGTGCTGTTGGTGACCGAGGCGAATGTCATCGACGGCGAGTTCTCCTACGCCAGTTCCGGCCGGCGCGCGCGCCATACCGTGGCGCTGGTGGCCTGGAACGATCCCGACAACCTCTACAAGCAGGCCATCGAGGTCGTGGAGGATTCGGACGGCGTCGCGCGCTACGGCTACAACCCGACCCGCATCGACCTTCTCGGCTGCACCTCGCGCGGTCAGGCGCACCGCACCGGGCTCTGGACGCTGTTCACCGAGCTGAACCAGACGCTGGTTCTGACCTACCGGGCCGGGCTCGATCACGCCGTCATCCGCCCTGGCGACATCGTCGCCGTCCAGGATCCGCAAATCGCAAACCTCGATCTGTCGGGACGGCTGAAAGCGGGATCGACCGCGACAACCCTCGTTCTGGATCGCCCCGTCACGCTCGCAAGCGGCGCTGCCTACTCGATCTCTGTCGTGATGCCGGACGGCACCGTTCAGGAGCGCGAGATTTCGACCGGCGCAGGAACGGTGGCTTCCGTCGCCTTGACGCCCGCCCTCCCGCAGGTGCCGGACGCCGCGGCCGTGTGGCTCATCACCGGCCCTGTCGAGCCGCAGCTCTTCCGGGTCGTCTCCATCCGCGAGGAGGAGCCGCACATCTACGCGGTGGCGGCTCTGCAGCACGAGCCGGGCAAGTACGCGACGATCGACGACGGCGCTGCGTTCGAGCCCTCCCCGATCACCGAATTTCCGAACATCGTCCTGCCGCCGATCAACCTGTCGGTGCGCGAGAGCCAGTACACCGAACTCGGCCAGCCGAAGCAGGCCATGACGTTGTCCTGGCTCCCCGGGCAACCCTTCAACTCGGTAGCCTACTACGGCACCGTGATCCGCCCGTCCGGCGCAACGGTGACCACGCGGACGGCCAGCCAATCGATCGACTTCCTCGAGGCGGAGGTCGGTGCCTGAACCTTCGTCGTCACCGCGATCGGCCTCAACGGCAAGCCCTCGCTGCCGGCGCAGACCACCTACACGCTCGCGGGATGGGCGGGACAAGCCGCGACCCTCGTGGCCGGCCTGTCGGTCAAAGGCGGTGGCTCGACCTTCGTCGGCCCCTCCTGCACGATGGTCTGGTCGAACCAGATCGCCGCGACGGTGCCGCCGTACCCGGTCCAGAACGCGGTCTACGTCTTCGATGCCAGCACGAACGCGCTCGTGCACCGCGAGGCGCTCCCGGCTGGGGTGACGGAGTGGACTTACGACTATTTCCTCAACGTCAACGAGGGCGGGCCGCGGCGGCAGTTTCGTATCGGCGTCACCGCCTGTTCCGCGGCCGGCGCCGAGGGCCCGCCCGCCTACCTCGTGGTGTCGAACCCGCCCCAGGAGAGAATCACGCCGACGCTCGGCTCGACCTCTGAGCTGCTGTTCGTGGACATGCCGAAAGTCGCCGACGCCGACTTTGCGGGCTATCTGGTCTGGATCTCCGAAAAACTCCAACATCAACCCGCTGACGGCTGCCACTTACGACGTTACCGGCAACAACGTCATGCATCCGGCTACGCCCGGTAAGACTTACTACGTGCGGGTTGCCGCCTACGACGCCTTCAGCAAAGACCCGTCGCAGCTCAACGTTAGTGTCGAGCAATCGCGGATCATCTCGATCCTCCTGTTCGACACCTTCCCGCCCGCCGTGCCGGCAAAGCCGACGCTCGCCACGGTCGCGGAGACGGGCATCGACGGCTCTATCACGTCCGCGGTCACGGCGACGTGGCCGGCCTCCCCCTCGGCCAACTTCGCCTTCTTCGAGGTGGCATGGCGGATTGGCTCTGGCGGCTGGGCCGTGCGGAAGGTGGACACCAACACCGCGACCGAGCGCGGCTTCCTGCCGGGCACCACGATCAGCGCCAAGGTGCGCGCGGTCTCGAAGGATGGCGTGCCTTCCGATTACGGTCCGATCGAGACGATCCAGGCCGCGCGAAACACCACGTCGTCTGGAACCCCGACATCCTTCGCGGTCACCTCGTCCTTCGAGGCGGCCAACCTCACCTGGGTCAACCCGCCCGACGAGGATCTGCGCGGCGTCGAGATCTGGGTCGGCGATACCTCTGCTGGCGGCGCGCTGTTCACCGAGGTCGCCGCGCCCGGCGCCTATTTCCGTTACCCGATGGCGGGACAGGCCACGAAGTTCTTCTTCCTGCGGGCCATCAATACGTCCGGCATCCCTTCGGCCAATTTCATCGGGCCGATTCAGGCCATGCGCCCGCTGTTGCAGGCAGGCCAGCTCGGGGCCAACATCGTCGACGCCACCAAGCTCGCGGCCTCCGTCGCGGCCAACACCGTCGTCACCACCCTGCCGACCACCAAGACCACGTCCTACGTGACCTTGGGCGATCAGCAGTACCGCTGGGACAGCGCGACCGGTTCCTACACCAAGAACGTCTCGGCCGCGGACATCACCGGCAAGATCGCGGCAGGACAGATCGACAAGATCAATGTCGATCAGATCGCCGGACAGGTCAAAGCTGCGCAGATTGAAAGCATTGCTGCCGGTCAGGTCAAGGGCCAGATGTCGTCTGGCCATCGCTCAGAGCAAATTCCCCCGTGGCGAGCTGACCGCCGACATTCTCGAGGTGGTGGACGGCGCGCGGCGCCTGTTCGCGCCGGTGCGGCTGTTCTACGGCGACCCGGCTCAGATCCGAGAGTTCGTCGCTGATCGCGCTGGCATCACCTTCGGCCACGGGCGGCAGCCGATCATCACGCCCGTGGCCATCGCTGGGCGCGTAGGCGCGCGGGAACACCGTGCTCAGCGAGGCTCGCCCGCCGATCGCCGCCGATGGCGAGGACGGCGACTTCTTCATCGAGGACCGGAGCGCGGCTGGTCGCGGGCGCTGGATGTACAGCCCGAAGGCCAACGACGTATGGCCGATGCCTCCCTGGCGCATTCAGGCGTGCGGTGCCGTAACGGCCGTGAACGACAGCGATTATCAGTGCTTTATGGACGACGTGCAGGTCGGCGTGGCCGCGCTGACCGCGCTGCGGACGATTTACCTGCCTGACGTCGACACCTACCCGCCGGGGCAGGACCTCGTCATCGCCGATGAGAGCGGTGCCTGTTCTGAGATGCTGACGATCACGAACCGGCCGGGCGCCGGTACAAGCGACATCATCGGCAGCGCCGACAATTCCGCCGTCATTCTCTCCAACCCTTATCAGGTCCAAGGCTTTCGCCGCGGCGCCGCCAACGTGTGGGTACGTTACTGATGAAGCGCTCGATCCTCATCCCCGCCGCGGTGCTCGGCCTGTCCGCGCCGGCACTCGCGCAGACGCGTCCGCTCCCGCAGGGCGAGATCCGCGCTAACGGCGACATCACCTTCGGCAACGCGCTGAAGCTGGGCAAGCGCGAGGGCAACAAGACCGTCATCACCCCCGACACGCTGCAGATCCTCGGCGAGGGATCGACCGGTGTTATCTCCGAGATGCGCGCCCGCGCGCGCAACGGCACGATCGCTCGGTCGTTCTCTGACCGCGCTACCGACATGGGCCGCAACGTTCGCGATTTCGGCGCGGTCTGTGATGGCGTGACAGACAATGGGCCGGCGTTTCGAGCCGCGTTCGCGGTCGCGCGCGTGGTCCGCTACGACCTTGAGGGATGTGCCAGCCACTACCGCATCCGCACATCCGTCACGACGCCTGCTGGCGGATCTCTCATTGGGCCGGCGGACGGGACGGCGGTGCCGCTCGGCATTATCACGGATGACCCAATCGACACCTTCGTTGCCGGCGGCCCGCAATGGTCCATCACGAACGCGCGCATCCAGCACGACGGCGCGTCGGGCATGGCGATCAACGGCGGGTTCGCGTCCTATGGTACGCTCTCACGCAGTGCCATCATCGGGAACGTCGCCGGCAACACGTCTCCGCTGGTGCAGACCGGTGGGTCGCTTATCACGGTGGACAGCAACACCTTCACCAACAACCGCGTCGGGGCCTACGCCTTCACGATCTACGGCGATGGGACGACGGCTTCACCCATCGTTCTGCGGGTCTCCAGCAATAACTTCGGCGGGCCGGGCATGGGGCTCAGCGTGGGATCTGCGGGCAACGTGAAGCGGCCTGAAGGCATCTACCTCACCAACAACCACTGCTTCCTCACCAACACCTGTCTCGTCGTGAATTCGGCTCTCGACATCCGGTCAGTCGGTAACACATGGGACATCGGCAGCGGTAATCAGGTGGTTCTAGCCGCGGCCGGCGAAGGTATTGACCTCGCCAGCTTCACCGACGATTACTTCTCGACCCTCAACACGGCTGTCTCGCCCGCAGCTACCAATGTCAACGGTGTGTGCCTTCAAGTCTCCGGCCCCGTGTCTCGTCTCACGGTGCGCAGCAAGTTCGCTTACTGCGGCTACGGCATCGCATCGACCGATGGCGTAAGCTCGTACCTGACCATCGGCTCGACGTTCCTCAACATCGGCAACATCGCGCTCAACCTTCAGGGCGTGAAGGGTGTAACGCTCTCGGGCAATACCTGCACCAGTTGCGCCTACAACTTCATCCTCGCCGATGGTGCGGCGGGCGGCCCGTTCGTGCTCAACGACAACCAATGGGATCCGGCCGGCGCGATCGGCCTGACGCGGACGAACGCGCCTAAGTTCCGGTTCGGTAACGGCAACTCTGGCGTCGTCTTGGCAGGCTACTCGGCCGGTGCGACCGCCGTTCCCTCGACCGGCTGCTACACCGTGGCGATCCCTCACGGCCTCGCGGGTGTGCCTGACATGGGCCGGATCACTCTGACCCCCGGTGTCGCCGACGGCACGATGAGCAACGTGACAGCCACAGTCGCGGGTGCGGACGGCTATAACATCAGTGCTCAGGTCTGCGCCGCCGTGCAGGCGGCGGGTGTCGTGCGCGTGACTGCCAACGCGAGCCTTTGAACCCGCTCGCCGCGCCACCCGGCCCGAGCCTGAGACGACACCTTCACATCGGGGAACGTTAGGGCATAGTGTTTGTCGCGAAGAGCGACATACCTCGGTGCACCCACATGTCTGAGACCTTGCTAGACAGGTGGCATCGGGAAAACTCTGCAGCGCAGAAGGCGCCTTCGATCCTGCATCAGTGTGTAAGCGGCGCAATCAGAGGCGCCCTCCTGGGGATCGCACTACTTATGGCGCTCTGGCTGATCTATTGGGCCGGCCTGATCTGAAGCGAGGACCTTATGGCCACGCCGCGCGATCCGGTCGGTGTGTCGGGCAAGCGCACGCGTCTTGCCAGCGCCCGCAAGGGCGTCGAAGTAGTACAAAGACATGGTATTATATCTTGGGTTGCAATGGTAAGGTTGATGGCCTCTTGCGGATGAGCGGATCGCATCCTGCCTGCGACAGCGCCGAGCGGAACATTGCTCGATCACAGGGCGTCGCAGGCGAGAGCTATCCCCCGCCAGAAGCCTGAGCACCAAACGTGCTCCAGGCCCTTCTCTCAGATGGCGGCCGTAGCGGTCAATATCCCCGTGAACGCCAGTGGCGAGGAGGGCAGGCAGACCGTCGCGCCGCATGATGCGGATGGAAACGCTTGCGGAACCTGGGAACTGTGGTGGGCTGCCTCTTGGTGTAGCGAGTAGGTGGCCGAGGGTAGGAATGGCGGGTGTCTACAAGCGCGGGGACGTCTGGTGGGTTCGGTTCAGGCGCAACGGCACTCACGTCCGGAAGAGTGCGAAGACGACGAGGAAGGCGGAGGCGCAAGCCTACCTAGAACGGTTGCTCGCGGAGCAGGTGGGACGAGCGCGCGGTGATGTTCCTCGGTATCGCTTCGAGGAAGCCGTCGAACGCTACTTCCAAGAGACGCGTGTCAGGCCCAAAACCCTGAGCAGCTACCGGAGCAACAGCCGGACGTTGGCACCGACCTTCAATGCGCTCTACCTCGACGAGAT